TTATTGTCCCTTTACCAATGTAAGTTGAAGCAGTATAAGTTATGCCTGCGCTAGCATTACCAGCCGTTGCCGTACCAATCGTTGGTGGAGTAGGAAGTAAACCTCCTGAAGCGCTAGCAAGAAGTGGTTTAAACATTAGGCTGCAAGGTCTCCGATAGCAACCCATGTATTGGTTGCGCGTTTAATAAGTGTAGCAGATGAATATTGTGTACGCAGTTTAAGACCAGGAGTACCATTAATACTTACTCCAACATCAGGGCTTAAAGTTGTTTGACCAACTCCTGTTTGCAAAACAGCAATTTGAGTACCAATTGGAAAAGCCGCCGAAGAGTTAAGTGGCACATATACGCTATTAGCTGAAGCATCGCTTACTTCAATTATTTTACCATCATCAGCTAATACAAGTGTATAAGAGGTTATTTGAGCATTGGTAGCAATGTGAGACACTACGGTACCAGTAGTTGACAAAGATGTACCGGTTGCCGCACCAATATCAGGAGTAGTTAAAGCTATAGACGCAACCACTTTAGCAGTTGTCACCGCACCTGCAGCAAGCGCTGATGTGCCTATAGCGCCGGCATTTATGTTAGCGCCAGTAGACAATGCGTCAAAATAGTTTTGTGCGGCCGTCCAGTTAGCGTTATGTTCCGCAGCAACAATGGTTGCTCCGTTAACAAATACTGGTGATGGTATAGTAAAGTTTGCCATGATTAATTTCCTCTAATCTGTCTGTTTTTAAATTTGTAAGCGATACTGTTTAATCCCCATTTTCTACCTGGGAAACTACCACTTGTTAATGTATCTGGACCACTGAATTCTAACTGTATAGAAAAAGCTTTACCTAAAGGCGGCAAACCTCTTCTCTTTAAAGCAGCTCCAACAGTAGTTGTTCCGTATGTTGCTGTTCCGTAAACACCACCAGAACTATTTGTTGAATAAGTTCCACCATTAGTTACTGGACTAAGCGTTATGCTGCGCACTGCTCCATAAATATTGGTTTCATCGTAATTTCTAAATATGGACAGTTGGACAATCGTTGGTGATGCAACTTCTTTTAAAACTAAATATGGACGAACAAAAGTTTTTAATTGAACATAACGATTGTTATCAAACCAAGATGTTCTATATGTAGTTTCAAATTTACCATCTAAAGCACCCGGCATGCTGTCAATAATATTATCATAGTCATCAACAGAGTAAACAAATTTATAATCATCATCAGGGCTTACCATTAAATATATTGGTTGGTCTGAAGAGTTGCGCCATTCAACACCATTAACTAAACCAAATCCTGCTATAGATACTGGAGTAGCATCATCATTTAAAGATGGTGCAGTTTGAAACATAGTGTATGCACCGTTAGGACCAATAGTTTTATCATATATTAAATTAACATTAGGATATGACGGAGGACTGCCCATATTAGTGGGCAAGTACGGCAACGATATCCATACTCTATTACGTATAAAAGATAAACTTATTTGGTCTAATGCTACAGAGTTAACTTCATTATTAATAATAATTGGTCTTATGCGTTCGAAGATATCTTGTATTCCATTGCGATTATAGAAATGCAAACCATTAGGATAATCAAAGAAGTAGCAACCACCATCACCGACAACAGCTTGCTGAGGATAATCTATGCCAAGAGTTATTGAAAGCTCTACAAGCTGGAATGAATCCGCGTCATAGCCCATAAGCAAATAAACAGCTTTAGGTTTAAATATTAATAATTGACCGTCAACAACTTGCAAGCCAGTTACACCATCGCCACCAGCAACAATATCAATGTAGTCATCAACCATCCAATCTTCTGGCAAGTTCTCATGTGACCAACGAACACGATTAGGATATGCTACACCGTCTTCATATGTATTAGCTACCCATTGCTTATTAACATGGGTTATGTTTAATTCTGCGCGCGGCATATAGCCACCAGTAGGAACAGCATACGGTTGCCATGTTGGTGCAGATGCAGTTAAGGCAGTTGCATAAGTATTAGTGTTTATCCACTTGTACATTGTATTGGCTGATGCACCAATGGCCATGTATAATGTTTCTTCCCATTGAGCAAAACTTGCACCATTAGTAGACTTAACTAATATTGGTGTAGCAGCACCAAAGTTTAATACGCTAAAATTAGAACCAGTAGAATGCTGCACTGTGCCATCTACTGAACCAGAAGTTTGATAACCGGTAGTCAACATAATGGTTGGCACTGATGCACCATTGTAGTTAAACAATCCTTTAGGATTCCAACCTGTTGCAGTTACAGCAGTTGCATGTAGTTTTAAATATCCTGCGCGACTGAATACACCACCACGTGGGTCAATCTCTACGTTAAGCATTCCTGGTGATTCATTAGCTTTTAATTGGAATTGGTCAGCGCGAAAGTTTAAACCACCAGTAAAGTCATAAATCTGTTGAGCTAGAATTTGCGCCATTTAGTACCATAATCTTCCAAGTGGCACTCCGTTAGCTGCTCCAGGAAGCACCCAGCTCCAAGGTCCACCGAATTGATTTTGTAAACCACCACTTAATATCAATGGTTGGTTACTGCTTGGTGCAGTTAAACTATCCATATAATTTTTTATTCCTAATTGGAAGAAACGCATATACGTGTCAGCCATTTCACGGTCTTCCTGGAATTGGAAGATGCGTCCCATTGTATAGTTTACAAGCGGCATGTGTAGTTCTACGTTTAAGTCAACATAATCTGTACTAGCAGCGTTATTAGAATCACTTAACCAAGTGAAACTTGGCATACGATATCCTCTAATGAGCAAAGTATAAACGTCATTTGGCAGTGGCCATAATTTTATTGCATTAGCCCATTGAGAATAATATGCTGGTATGCCGGCTTGGTTGCTGGTGCCAACCCATATTGATTCTGCATAACTTTGAGGAAGAAGTATTAATTCATTTCCAGAATTGGTTGTGTTAGTAAAGCTAACAATTTCACCTACTTCAAATAAACTTTGAGATGTAAGTGGAATAGAATAAGTAGGAGAAGTTGTACTGGTCATATAGTAGCCTAAAGAATAAATCTGTTGGTTAGCAACAGTATTTAAATACCAGTTTGTTTGGAACCATGGCCAACGAGTGTTAGCGGCAACGATTGTTTGATAACCTTCTTTAAGAAATTGTAAAACTAAATCTTGACTGATGTCATCAGCATTAGGGTCAGGTCCAATGGTAAGGTTAGAAAGATTCTCAAGCAAATCTATCAGATAATAAGAGTTTAAACCCGTTTCTGGACTTAATGCCATTAGTTAATCCTTTTCAGCTAATTTAGCTTCTTTAGCTTGCCTATTTAAATGTCCAATACAAAAGTCTGTACCTTTTGCTTTTGGCGCCATGCAACGTTCTTCTTTAAGGTTTAAACCGACGCATGTAGGTATTGCTGTTTTATATTCTATACCACTTGGTGGTGCTGGCTCAGTGCCCGGAGATGCGTATGCTGGCATGAAGCCAGATGTTTCTACATTAGATGTAGCACCATAACGTTCAGTGCCGGCTAATTGTTGACTACCATAAATTGATTGCTTACTCATTGATAACTCCCTCGAGAAATGGTTAAACCACTAGGCTCCTTCAACCTAGTGGTACAACCGACTTGTTTAATTACGGTGCTGCTGGCCAGTCAATACGACTCCACTCACAAGATGAGTAAAGTGCGTTAACTACAATTGTGCTGTCTGCATCTTTGATACCGTTAACAATCAAAGTACCGCTTGCTGAAGGTGTAACTACACCCTCAAGTATTGCAATGTTTCCACCTGTTGCTACTGCATTACCAGTACCTGGGCTTGATGCTACACCAATTACACCAACTGAAGTTGTTACCATGGTAGCTGAAGCTGCTGTAGCTTGCGTTACCTGGTAAGCGACTTGAGTTGCTGCAGGACCGTTAACGGCCCAAGCTGAACCCGCAGTTGTTGCACCACAAGTGTAAGCTACGATAAACTTAAACTTGTAGGTTTGTCCAGCCACTACATAAAAGGACAAGCCTGTTATTGCGGTGTTGCTTGCTGTTACTGTTACAGCTTCTGGAAGTGTTACTACTCTTGGAACTATGAATTTATTTGTTGTTGCCATGATTATTACCTAATCTTTCTAATCAAACATGGTGTTTGAAATTGTTGTTTTGTTTATATTAATAGCCAGTGCTGGGAGTGCTACCCGAAGGATGGTAGCTTTTAAACTCCCAACACCAACTACATCTTTTATTTTACTTATGCGTTAGCTGCTAAGTAACCTTGACGTGAACGGTTGCTGACAGTGAGTTCGCCGTAAGCCATGATTAAAGCATAACGTGCGTCAACACCAGCAACAGTACCATTTTGGAAATCAGTTGTATTGAACCAATGTCCATTCATGCCTGTCAACTTGAGGTACTTCGAGTTTAAGAAGTACATTTCTGTGTTTGCAGCAATTGCGAAGTCAAACACAACTGGTGTCTGCTTGAACATCAAGTTTGTAAAACCAGAGTTTGCCTTTTCGACATCCTGGTAACGTACGTTTGGTGTTAACAATGACTCAAACTTGCTGAACAATGGCTCGCTGGTGATGATAAGGTCTGGATTATCATTGCCCTTAGAAGCATTGTTGTACACTGCAGCCATATCAACAAGTGATAGGGTTGATGCAGAAGCGTCTTGCGTTGGGTTCCACCAAGTGTTTGTCGATGCGTCAATTCCACCAACAGTGTTGTTAGCAGTTTTGATAAGCGTACCAAGACCATTGAAGTCTGTTGCTACAGCGTTAGCACCAAACAACATGGTGTTCAATGAAGACTTGATAGACATTTCTGCCTGGCTAATCTTAGCATTGAGCAACTTGATGATTGCTTCTGTTCCACGGTTCTTAGCTTCTTCGATACCGCTGATTGCGATAGAAGCAGCCATCTGCTTCCACTGGTACTCAGCAGCTGAGATGCCATCTTGTGGAGTAAGGTCAATCGTGTCATAACCTGTGTACGAAGCGGCAGTGCCGTTAGCTGCGTACATAAGTGGTTCTACAATTGAAGTACCACCCTCTTCGGTCTGAACGCGACCTTTAGCGTTGAGGTGGTTCAAGAGCACTAGGTCCTTGAAGATGTTGTCAACCAGCGTTGGCTGATAGTTTTGCAACGTAGTTGACAGAATTGCATTAAAGCTCGGGTTTCCGGCCATGATATTTTACTCCTTTATGAGTATGTTAGTGTTTTGGTTTAAAGACCATGAACTTTTTTAGCTTGTTCAAAGGCTTCGAATACTGTTTTAGGTGCAGCAAGTTTAGGAGATGTTGTCTTTGCGGATGAAGCACCAGAAACAATACCAGCTTGTCTTTTAGAATCAAGTCTACTTTGTTCATCTGAAAGCTTTTTAGTAGCTTCAGAAGCTTTAGAGTAAACTTTATCAAAAGCGATTTGCTTAAATATTGCTTCTAAATCTGTTGCGCCTTTGGCTAATGCCGTAGCTACAACTTCATCTGCATCAAAATCATCACCGTATTTGCCTTGTAAAGAATCGATAGTTCTAGTTAACTCATCCATAGCTTTAGATTGCTCGAAAGCTGCGATGCGTTGTTCTAACTGTCGCATTTGCAACTCAGCTGGGTCTACCCACTCATCCGTTTCTGGTTGAGCTTGTACACCATACTGCTGTTGCAATAACTGCAAGGTTTGCGCTGGGTCACTCTGTAGGGCTTCCTGTAGTGCACTAGCGTATTGTACTTGCTTTCTTTGCTCACTGAGTTCTTGCGTCTTGCGGGTATAATCCGCTTGACGTTGGTACCCAGCTAAAGCCTCTTTAATTGGAACCGATACCTCTTCGCCGTCCACTTGGAGTTTAACGTATTTATCGCCAATCTCTGTGTAGTCAAAAAAATCTAATTCTTCTTGCGGAGTTTGAGCTTGAGCTTCACCCGAATCTGTAGATTGTCCATCTTCTAAAATGGATTCTACTTCTTCAGTACTGGCACTAGCATCATCATTAATAATATCATTACTCATTTATGGAGTCCTATCCTTCTAATGGGTTATTCCGGGTTATATATATATACACATTTTTCGTTACATGAAACTTTATTGTGGTGGTCCTTGTTGTTGTTGGGCCAATAGCAATTGTAAAATTTCAGGTGGCAATCCTTGTAAAGAAGCTGCTGGATTTGGTCCAATCTGTGGTGCAGGTCCTTGGATTGGTGCTCCTGGTATTAAGCCAGGTGGTAATTGTGGTGGCATACCTTGCATCATCTCTGGTGGCATACCTTGCATTTCCGGTGGCATACCAGCCATTTCTGGTGGCATTGGTGGACCCTGAGGTTCTTCCGGCATTTCCGGTGCAGGTGGAGGTGGAGGAGTTAAGAATGATTCTGCATTCTTTATACCAAAACCTACAGTTAAAACATAATTTGCTAGTTTAGACATGTCCACTAACCCAGCTTGAGCAAACGGTTGCATTGCACTTACAACTTGCAAAGCCATATCTCTACGGAAAGCTTCGTTGCGTGGGGCTGTAGAACCAGCCTCAACACTAAAGTCAAACTCACCATTAATATAATCTTTATCATATGTTAACCAAGCAGGTGTATTCTCTGAGCCAATTATTCTTACAGTCTGCTCACCAGTCAAGAACTGTTGGCCTAGCATTATAAGATTAGCAGCACATTGAGCTATATAATTTTCAATGTTAACAAGCTTTTCAGACACTCTAGCATTACCAGCTTCAGCAATAATTGATGCTTCGCGGGCGGTACGAGTAGTTTCTGGAATAGAACCACGCTGGTATTCGGACACACCAGACACACGGTCAATATCATTTTCAATTAATGTTGACTGATTATAAAATTCTGGTGGGTTAATTAGAGCCGGCATAGGTGTGACTACATTAGCTAAGTTCTCATTGCCTTTAACAGGAACCATCACGTTATCTTCATCAGACGACATCATCTGTCTTCCGGCATCATCAAATGCTGATTCTAAGAATAGGTACTTACGTGAGTAACGCTTTCTGTGGTTCATCATCTGCGTACGGGTTTCGTTTAATTCCATTTGCAGTGGCTCAATTGCTTCTAGTTCACCCATTGGATAAAAGAAGTTAGGAATATTATAGTTACGCAGCATTATAAAAGGATGACCAAAAGCATAAGGAATCTTAGTTGGCTTAACTAGGAATGAATCTCCGCCATCAGTAAAGATACACATTTCACCAGTGTCAATATTATAATATTCAAATACATCGCAGTATGAATCACTTCCATCCATCAATGTTGAAGAATAGTTTTGCACGTTACCAGTAGTATTATTATAATTATTATCAAAAGAAGATGCTGTTGCCTTCTGTCTTGCGGCATAGTTATAACGTTCATCAGCTTTAACATCTTTTAAAGGTCTGCGGATTCTTTGCGCAATCCAACGCATATCATTCATTGATGTAGCATTAGCATCAACCAACATATCAAATGGGTCAACACGCTCTAAGAATGGACGGTCTTCTCTAATAATAAATGTTGATTCTACTTCACCTGTTGCTTCAACATTATCAACAGCTTCATCAGCAGTATCTTCAATCTTATCAAGCTTTGCTTCTTCAACAAAACGATAACCAGTCTTAACCCAACCATGACCAAGAATTAAATAGTCTTTAACTGCACGTTGAAACTCTGGCTGGCATTCGTAATGCTGCCACCAATAGTTAATAATTGATTCAGTAACAATAGCTTTGTCGCCATCTTCTGGTCTTCTAGCATTAACAAAAATCTTTGGACGACCAATAGCAACAGCAGGAGCTAAAGTATTAATAGTAGAAAAACAAATGTTTACAAGCAAACGGTCAGCGCGTGACATGCCACGGTATTGTCTACCGCGATATAAGTTAATTAAACGTTGCCATAGTTGGTCATAGTTTTCATTCTGACGCCATCTACGTGAATAATCTATTTTGCCTCTATAAGTAGAGAGCAGTTCAACATTGCTTTTACGTGCCATATTAACAGTCCCATTTCCTCAGGGCCAACGCTTTGCGTGTTGGTCTACCTTTTGCGTCCTTCATTGGGCCTGGATTACCTTCCATCCTTGCACAAAATGATTTTCTTCTTGCTGCAGACTTTGGTGACTTAGCAGCTTGCTTAGCAGTAACTGGTGGTTTAAGATTCATGCCTTGTGCTTTTGCTGATGCGCGGCCTTTAGCATTTAATCCACCTGTAGGGCTCTTGCCCTCTTTGCGTTGCCATGCAGCAGTCTTAGCCATTACTTCTTTGCAGCTTTCATATTATCAATAAGATTAGGATAAGGACGTCCTGCTGCTTTAGCAGAAGCTTTTGCTGCTGCTTTTTTAGCAGGGCTTAGTTTCTTTGATTTACCTAAAGATTTAGGACGTGCCTTTTCCCATACTGGTTTACTTTTTTTTGCTGCCATTATTTAGCGCTTGAGTATAAGCCGACTTCAACTGTAATAGTACCTATTGCAGATTCAAAAGTTGTTGGGCTAGCAAAGTAAATACCAAATTCTGATAGACCAGCAATGCTACCTCTATAGTTTTTAGCAAATGCTGTTGGAGTTGCGCCAACAATATTTGTTACTACAGCTGTCAACGAAGCATTATCTGCAGTGTTTAATGCCCATAATCCGTCTGACGATTGGTCTGCACCTGCTCCACCCCAGAATGAAACATCTCCATCCCAACCTGCAGCTGATGTAATAGTTATTGCAATTGTGTCATAACCAGCAACGTTAGTTGGAAACCAATCAGCTGGATAGTTGTATGGTCCACCTGAACCATCCCATGAGTATGTCGTTTCTGTTTGTAAATACATTATTTACCTTTAACTTTCTTTGTTGATTTTTTCATTTAGTAACCGC